TTCTCGGTCGTCAGCAAGAGAAAGAAGGAACAGAGATTGTTGGTTATAACTTTATTATCAATGTAGAGAAGAGTCGTTATGTCAAAGAAAAATCTAAAATCCCTGTTAGCGTATCTTTTGATGGTGGTCTCAGTAAGTGGTCTGGTTTGCTTGACCTTGCTCTTGAATCCAAGCATGTGGTCAAACCAAGCAATGGATGGTATGCCAAATGTGATCCTACTACTGGAGAAGTAGAAGATAAGAAATATCGTATTAAAGAAACTGATAGTAAAGACTTTTGGTTGTCGATTCTTACAAGCAAAACATTCTATGACTTTATTAAGAGCAAATACTCCATTGGTCAAGGTGGACAGATGATGCAAGAAGACGACCTTGATAAAGCATTGGAAGAATTAGAATTCGATGAGTAATTTTAGATATCAAGTCCTTGAACACAAACACAGTGGGCTTCAAGCAATTAAGTTGACTGAAGGTGCGTTTGAGGGTATAATCTATACCTATGGAAAGGTATCATTCGATCCAGATGAAAAGAATGATAAACTTCATTTAAAGTTTGAGTATGAGATACTTGAGAATGGTGATAAAGGTTTGACAGATATGAAACCTTTTGAAGCATACATAGGTGATATACTACAAGAATTACTGCATCAAGGTGTAGAAGAAAACAATTTAACATATACAGGCGGAACAGAAATTGATGCGAATAGAACAAAAGATTCTGAGCAATCTGATATTTGATGAGAACTATTGTCGTAAGGTAATTCCATTTATCAAGAAAGAATATTTTACAGATCGTAAAGAAGTAATTCTCGCAGACGAGATTGTTTCTTTCTTTACGAAGTATAACAAACCAGCATCCAAAGAAATCCTACAAATTGAAGTAAGTAATAGAAAAGATCTCAACGATAAAGAGTTGGCTGAACTTGGAGACTTTATTAGCACATTGAGTAATGAACCAGTCAACGAAGACTGGATGATGGAACACACAGAGAAGTTTTGTAAAGACAAGGCAGTATATAATGCAATCCTTAAATCAATTCAAATCATTGATGGCAGAGACAAAGCTCACTCAACTGATGCTCTTCCCTCTATTCTTTCTGATGCTCTTGCCGTGTCTTTTGATAACCATATCGGTCATGATTACCTCGATGACCATTCAAGTCGTTATGACTTCTATCATAGAGTTGAAGAAAAGATTCCTTTTGATCTTGACATGTTCAATAAGATTACTAAAGGTGGACTCTCAAAGAAAACACTTAATATTGCTCTTGCTGGCACTGGTGTTGGTAAGTCTTTGTTTATGTGTCACGTGGGTGCTGGTTGCCTAGTCCAAGGTAAAAATGTCTTATACATAACTATGGAAATGGCAGAAGAACGTATCGCTGAAAGGATTGATGCGAATCTTCTTAACCTAACCATGGATGAACTGAAAGTTATTGACAGGGATATTTACGAGAATCGTATTGCCAAGATTACAAGTAAGACTAAAGGTAAACTTATTGTTAAAGAATATCCAACTGCTGGTGCTCACTCTGGTCACTTCCGTGCGTTGCTGGAAGAACTAAAGTTGAAACGAGAATTCAAACCTGATATTATCTTCATTGACTATCTCAATATTTGTGCGAGTCAACGAATGAAGCAAGGTGGAAGTATTAACTCTTATACATATATTAAGAGCATTGCAGAAGAGTTGAGAGGTTTGGCAGTTGAATATAATGTCCCGATTGTATCAGCTACACAAACAACTCGTTCTGGATTCACAAACTCGGATCCAGGACTTGAAGATACCTCTGAATCTTTTGGTTTGCCAGCGACAGCTGACTTTATGTTTGCTTTGGTCAGCAATGAAGAGTTGGAAGGATTGAATCAGATTATTGTTAAGCAGTTAAAGAATCGCTATAACGATCCAGGATTCTACAAAAGATTTGTAGTTGGGATTGATAGAGCAAAAATGAAACTGTATGATGTAGAAGCATCGGCACAGACACTAAGTGACTCAGGAAAGAATGATGACGATGAACCAATGTTTGATAAAAGTAATTTTGGTCGTAGACAAAAAGCAGAATCGTTCGAAGGATTTAAGTTTTAGGAGAAAGATATGGTAAAGGTAATTGTAGCAAAAGAGAAACTTGATATGACTCATATGTTGGGACAGTTCCCTGATGAGTCACATTATGATTTCCTGATTGAAGAGGACTGCGATGTATATATGCCAGAAATTCCTGGACATCCAGAACTAACATACTCTGAAGAAAGAATTGTTCTGAAGTTTCGTAAGAACTACTTCAGCAAAGAACAACAAGACCAAGCATACATTGGTTTGCGTGAAGCTGCAACTGAAACTCAGAACAGAGGTATGGCTGCAGGTCCAAGAGCAGAGAAGTTGGGTAATCGTGAATGGGTAACTGAATATGAATCAGAAATCATTGACTACTTCTTAAACCCAAAAGCATCTTTGGATGGAGATCCAATCGAAGCCATTAAAGCCAAACACGAAGGTAAGACTGACAAACCATCCACACGAAATAATGTTTGGGGTATCCAAGCAGTTAAGAAAGATGGATTTGTTTTCAATGAGTGGGTTGAGAAAGTTCGTAAATTAGATGCATCTGATATGGTTATCGAAGCGAGACGAATTGAGAAATCATATGTCTGTGCAACTACCTATGCCAATGGTGTCATGTCTGGTATTGCTGGTTGGTTCGATCGTTATCCTCGCATTCCTTATGGTCGTGCAACATCTTATACTGCTCGTGAGCCAGCAAAGTTTGCCATGGCATATCCATTCTTACAGCAACTTGCGCAGGGTTTCAAAGACTTGTTGCCATGGAGATACAACAATCAAATGGAAGCAGCAAAGAAACTAGATCCTGCTTTCTTAGTTCCTGAAACTCCATTCACTACTGTCACTGTTAATAAGTCTTTCAGAACTGCATGTCACTACGATGCTGGTGACTTTACTGCTGGTCTATCCAATCTATTGACTCTAACAAACAATGGTAACTATACAGGTTGTTATTTGGTAGCACCAGAGTATCGTGTTGCAGTTAATCCAAGACCTGGAGATCTGTTGTTGATTAATAACCATGAGGTTATGCACGGCAATACTCAAATTGAATTGCTCGATGAAGAAGCAGAACGAATCTCATTGGTTGTTTACTTCCGTGAGAAGATGCTTGAGTTGGGTTCAAAACAATACGAAGATTGTCGTTATGACTTTGTTGAACAACGCAGACTTAACAAAGAACATCCAGACCAGAAGTATGAAGATGGTTCTCAACGACATCTTTGGAATGGTGTTAGCCCAGCAATGTGGGAATCAGATGAGTGGTATGAATACCTTGAAAGCAAACTTGGTCGTGATATATTAATGAAGTATCATCCAGAAGCAGAAAAGGCAAACTCACTTGAAGGATTCTTCTAATGTGTTCAGTCATTGGCGCAATTATTAAAGAACCTCTTGCCGAGGATTTCTTAATGCTTCATCGTGTGTTCCTTGAGTCTAAGATTCGAGGCATGCACGCTACTGGAATCTCCTATGTTAAACATGGAAAGATTATCACTGACAAGCGACCAGTCCCTGCCGATGAGTTCTCATTTAACTTTCCCAGTTATGTTAATGAAGATGGTAGTCTTTATCTAATTGGTCACTGTCGTTACAGTACCAGTGACTTAGAATTCAACCAACCAATTGCCAATGAGAATGTTTCTGTGGTTCATAATGGAGTTATTACTCAAGAACTTTATGAAGACTGGGAATTACTCCATGGTTATACCTGCGAAGGCAAAAACGATACTGAGTTATTGCTTCGATCGTTGGAACACTACTCGCCATTGCAACATTGGAAACTTTCTAGTCTTGCAGTAATTGAGTTGTATACTGATAAACGAATTAGATTCTATCGCAATGGTAAACGACCATTATATTTGACATCTATCTCAAATGGGTGTATAATTACTTCTACTGCTGATGTTCCAAAACGAGCATTTGTTCCAGGATTTCCGATTAATACTTTGATGAACCATTACATTACATTTGATGACCAACTTGCAATGACTATCGAACGAGAAGTTATTGAGGATGAGGTAGACTTACAATATGAACTTTGTTAATTCAACGAGAGTTGAAGAGTTAATTAAAAATAGCCCAGCTGGTAAGAACACCAAGTTCTTATCGGCTGCACATTCATTGTGGTATCGATTTCATAACTATGACAAAGCACCACCAATGGCTCTTGAAGTGAGTGGTGATGTTGTTTGTTTAATCTTTGCCACATTCAATCGTGATGGTTATAGCAATCTGTATGAGATTGTTACACTTGAAGGACAAGAAGGAAATGGTTACGCTTCAAAATGCTGGGATGCTTGGATTGATTATGCAGTGAAGGAAAGAAAGATGACTAGACTAAAGATGTCTTGCACTCCTTCTTCAGTTACATGGCACTACAAGAATGGTTTGATTTGGTGGGCAGTTGATCCAACAGGTTCACTTCGTTCAGATCAACCATTGTTTCCAACAAGAGCAGAGCAGATTGCTTATCGTGACTTTGCCATTGTGAATGCACTTCAAGCATTGCCACCATACAAAGCCAGAGATCAATTCCGTGCTGAAGGATTAGAATCCTATAAGTGGGGTGAGAAGAAGAAAGCCAAAACGCAAACAGCAATTGATGCAGTTGGTAAGGCATGGTTGAGAGAAGCACTAATGGAACAACCATCACTTGAAGAATTTTTAGTATAATGGATTACAGACTAGAACAAAATCGTAGAGAAGCGTTCATTCGCTGGTATGTTTGGTCATTAAAGTATGACGATTGCGATCCAGCAGTATGGGCGACGAACTATCTCAACAAACGATACGAACATAACGATGAACAGAAGTTATGGTTGTGTTGGTTGTATGGTAACACATACTATCTTCCAACAGCTTGGATTCTCATGAACGAGTTTCCAGACTTTGAGTTGGCAACTGTCGATCGCATGACTCAATGGAACACTGTCAACTATAAACGATTAAGATATCAGACTGATACAAAGTGGAACAAAGGACATCTCCCTGTGATGTTTGCTTCTTATCAGCAATTTATTGGCGATAAGACACAACGAGAAAGACTGGAAGAATTTTATGGATCCACTGAGGAAGAGAACTTTAATAATCTCTGGACAGGCATTAAGTCTGGGCTGCATAAGTTTGGTCGTTATTCCACTTGGTTTTATCTGCAGCATCTTAAGCATACTGCTGGTGTGTGTATCACTCCTACTAGCCTCATGCTTGATGATTATGATGGCTCTCGCTCTCATCGTAATGGATTACTTCTCGCCCTTGGGAGGGATAACGATATGGATAGAAAACTCACTGGAGTCGATTATTCAAATCTGGAAGCACAAGCGAGGGACATTCTCATTGAGACGAAAGAAAGATTCCCAGAGTTGGAATCGCAAGTAGATTACTTCACAATGGAAACTTGCCTGTGTTCTTACAAGAAGATATTCAGAACAAGTCATGGCAGGTATCTTGGATACTATCTGGATCGTCAAGCAGAAGAAATCCAGCAGTGTGAGAAAGATGGTTGGTATGGTATTGATTGGAATGTTCTATGGCAATCAAGAGAAGAAACTATTGACTTGAGATTAGACCATAGACATGGTATCAATAAAGATAAATTTAGTTCATTCCTTAACTCTGGTAAACTAGAGAATCTGGATTGGATGTTTAATGATGAAGAACCTATATTAAATGGATTGGAGATGTTTACATGAGTACGATAATTGGCACAGGTATACCTGATGGTTTAACAACTGGTAGTGTTACCATATCAACTAATGCTGCTGTTTCTTCAAGCAGTCTATCATTTGGTGGATGTGGATTTGACATGGAAGACTTTCTTGATACGCATTCGTTCAATAAAATTACAGTTGAACATAAGGTAGCTGAGTTCGAGTTAGCCAAACTAAAAGAAACTGTCCCAACCTATGCAGACGAGATTAAAGAAAACTTGTCTAAGAATCTTGCAAGAGATATAATTAAGAAAACTACATTCACTAAGAAGCATAATGTAGATAGTGACACTCATCACTTTCTCGGAAGAGTATGGGTGTTCACAGAAGATGAATTGAAGAACTTAATTAAAGAAGCACGAAATGTTTAATGATAGATTCGGTGTCGATGACACTATTAATATTGTAAAGGTGACTAACCCTATGAAGACTCGCAAGTTGGTTGCAGTTGGTGGACAACCTGGAACTGGTAAGACCACTCTATTCCGTAAGTTTATGGAAGATAAGAAATGGATCGAGGTCGAGCCAGCCAAATTAGTATCTGCCATGTATAATGAAGAGATGGATCTTTATATTCTTGGTAAGTATCAAGAGGGTGAAACATTTGCTGGAACAGATCGCCTATCAATGGCAGTCCAGCCAGAACTACAAAAGTGGATTCAGACTCATAACTGTAACATTCTATTTGAGGGAGATCGAGTCTTCAATCAGTCTTTCTTAGAGTTCGCCATGGGACTACCGAACACCGACCTTCAGGTGGTCTATTTGAAGACCACTAAGGAAGTCCTAGAACAACGATACAAAGATCGTGGTTCCGACCAGTCTGAACAATTCCTAAGAGGGCGAGAAACTAAATATAGTAATCTACTATCAAACTTTGAACTGATGCCTTATATTACCGAGTTTAGTAACACTAACTTAGAGGAGCAGGGAAAGGTACTCACATTCTTGGAAGGTAATTTCAAGATGTAAAATGCCTTTCTGGGATGTAAAATGCCATGCAATTTTGAATTCCTAGAAAACGCTAATTACGATTGGATGGATCTGCTCAACTTTCACGAGCGTCCATTCAGAGCAAAATTTATACCTTCAAAAGTCTGGCAAGACCTAGACAACTATTGCAACGATAGTAAGGGTCTTTCAAATTACTTCAAAAAGTGGAGAACTAAAGTTGAGTTCCTCCCACAAAAATCCAAAGCCAAAATGTACGACAACTATGTTGCCGTTGGTGGTGAATATGGACCAGATGAACGACAGTGCTGTATCCAAATATACACTACTGCTTTCGATAGATTCCCATTCACAAAAGATACTTGGAACAAGTTTAAGTATCGTATAATCCAGACTCAAATGCACGAGCTAATCCACTTCATGCAATTTGATCGAAGAGGAGACGAGTGGTCAAACTACATCGTTCCTTACAAAAAAGTAAAACATGAAAAGAAGAACATTGAGAGAAGATATCTCTCCGAGTTCGATGAAATTCAGGCATATGCCCACTGTGTGTTACTTGATTTCAAAATCTACAAACCAACCATCTCCACAGAAGAACTAATCAATAGA